ACAATAGAATATCTGAAGTATTAGTCGTTAAGAGAGGTTCTGGATATAATAGTCCACCCAATCTTGTAATCAATGGAAGTGGAAATTATGCTAAACTTGTTCCTGTTATAGAAAACGGAGAGTTAGTTGAGGTAAAAGTACTTTCTGGTGGAATAGGATATGTTGATGGAACTTCAATTGATGTTCTTCCTTCAGGGTCCAATTGTAGATTTTTTGCCAATTTGCAGGCTTGGACTGTCAATTTATTCCAAAAATACTTCAATACAGTAACACAAGATGATGGAGTAGTTACTTTATCTGATAGAGATGATTATGAATTGCAGTATTGTCACTTATATGCTCCAAGAAAACTCAGAGAATCTGTGTATGCAAAGTCGAGGAGTGATGGTGAGAATCTAACATTATATGGAATTACAGATTTAAGAAAAGTTGCTAATGAGGAAGTATCTTCTGCATATCATTCACCAATAATTGGTTGGTCTTATGATGGAAATCCAATTTATGGTCCTTATGGATATTCTACACCAACTGGAGGATCAGTTAAAGCAATGCTTTCTGGATATGAATTGGTAACAAAGGAAAATAGACCTTCTTTTGCATATTTTCCACAAGGATTTTTCAATGAAGATTATGAATTCAAAGGAAACGGTGATCTGGATATTCATAACGGTAGATTTTGTGTTACTCCAGATTATCCAAATGGAGTTTATGCATATTTTTCTACAATTAATCCAAACTCAAATGATAGTGATGGACCTTTTAAGGGAAATAGAAGACCCATTTTCCCATATTTTATTGGAAATTCTTTCTACTCTCGACCAAATGAATTTAATTTCAAGAAACAATCAAATCAAAATGAGTATGATCTGAATAATTCCGATTGGTTTAGAAATACCACAAATTATAAGTTGACAACTTCAAATAGTTCTTATGATTATATTTTTGACCCAGATAAAGTAAAAAATCAAACAGTAAATGTAAATTTTGCTTCTTTTGGATCTATAGAATCTATCGGCATTTTAACTGGAGGATCAAACTACAAAGTAGGTGATATTTTAGTTTTTGATAACTTCGGCACAGGAGGTTCAAATGCATCTTCCAAGGTCGAAAGAATATTTGGAAAAGATGTAACAAATGTTAGCGCATCTACAACATCATTCTCTTCTGTTGAATTTGCGACTTCTTCAGGAGTTGGAGAGATTATTGGATTTGCAACTTTGCCACATGGTCTTAAGAATTTGGAAACTGTAAATGTTTCTGGCCTTAACACATATTTTTCAAATATTGAAGGATCTTATATTATAGGAATAAGAACAGACAACTTTATTACGACTCTTGGGATTCAAACTACAGGAATAACTGGATTAACAACTTATTTCTATGTTTCTGGTCTTTTAGATTTTCCATATATTAGAGAGAATGATATTCTTGGTATTGGAACTCAAGAAAAGGTAAAAGTTCTAAATGTAGATAAAAAATCTAACAGAATTAGAGTTCTGAGAGAGTATGACTCAACAGTGAGTTCTGCATATACTGCATCTACTGTTCTTTTTGAAGATCCTCGCAAGTTCAGAATAAGCACCGGATTCAAAACAGATTACAGTTACAATGTAAATAGAGAAATTTATTTTGAACCTAAGGAATCTGTAGGAATAGGATCAACAACAGCAGTTGGTGTTGGAACCACTGTAGTATTTTCTTCTCCTGGAATTGGCGCTACTCAACTATTCATTCCTGCACAGTCAATTTATCTACCAAACCACCAGTTAAAGACGGGAGAGAAGGTAACTTACTCCACAAATGGAGGTTCAGAGATATTAGTTTTTAATGGATCATCATATTTTGCACTTTCACAATCTCAAGATTTATATGTTGCCAACATATCAAATGACTTTATTGGGGTTTCTACCGTTAAAATAGGATTGAGTACTGAAGGAACATTTATTGGAATTGGATCTACTAGTTCCAGTGCTCTTCTATTCTTCGACAACTTTGGAACAGGGTCATATCATAGTTTTAAAACTAAAAATAATTCTATTCTTGGTGAAATTTCTAAAAATGTGATAACGGTTGCTACAGCCTCAACTCATGGACTCTCGGAAGGAGATTTAATTGATTTTGTTGCGGTTCCAAAAAATGAAGAAGTTATCACTATCAAATACAATGATATTAATAGAAGAGTAGTAATTGATACAAAATCATTTACTACCGGAGATGTAAATGTATCAGATGATACTATTTACATACAAAATCATGGTCTCAGAACAGGTGATAAAGTCATTTATAGTTCTTCATCACCATCTGGTGGACTTATAAATGAATCTATTTACTATGTTTTATATTATACTAAGGATAAGATTAGATTATGCGAAACAAAATATGATCTAAATTTAAATATTCCAAATTATATTGATATCACAAGCGTTTCTTCGGGAACAATATCACCAATCAATCCACAAATTGGTGTATATAAAAATAAAACCATTAGATTTGACCTTTCAGACTCATCATTATCTTCTATAAATGGTTCTACGAATTATTCCGCATTCAAGTTAAACTTTTATTATGACCCTGAATTTAAATATTCATTCGAAGCTACAGGAACAACGAATAATTTTGAGATTGTAAGAAACGGAAAAGTTGGAATAGATACCTCAGCAAGTGTTTCTATCCTATTAAATGATTATTTTCCAAATGTTTTCTACTACAAGTTGGAAAATGCAAATGTAGACTTTATCGGAGAGATAAAGAAACAGATAGTAGATGATACTGAGGTGTATAATCACAATCAGATTAACTTGGTCAATAGTAAGTACTCTGGAATGCAAAGAGTAGTTGGAGTTGGGACTACAAATACTTTTGAGTTTAATTTAAGAGAATATCCAGAAGAATCTTCATACACTAAGTTTACATCAAATTTATATTACACTACAAATTCACTTAATGCGTATGGACCAATTTCAAAAGTATCAATTTTAAGTGGAGGAAGTAATTATGAATTTACTCCAGGAATTAGTACTGTAATTTCATCTTACGGATCTGGAGCAATATTTGAAGTAAATAGCAAATCAATTGGCAAAATAGTAAAAACTGAGATTGAAGATATTGGATTTGATTATCCAACAGATTTAACTCTAAATCCATCACTCAATTTACCAGAAATTCTCCAAATCGAACCTCTTACATCATTCAAGAGTATTGGAGTAACTTATGGTGGAAAGAATTATTTGACTTCTCCAGGATTAGTAGTCATTGATGGTTATACAAATAAAATTGTCAATGATGTTGATCTTCGATACAAAATAGGAGATCCCAGTGTAAAGATTGTTAAAAATACTTATGGAATGTTTGACACTACACCTCGTATTATTCCAATAAACAATTCAAATGGTATTGGAATTAATAATATTTCATATAATTCAACAACAAAAGATGTAACTGTAGGATTTAATACTGGATTTAGTGACGAGTTCCCATTTAGTATTGGAGACAAAATTTTAATTGAGAACACGAGTGTAGGTATTGGATCTACGGCAAGAGGATTTAACTCCTCTGAGTATGGATATAACCTGTTTACAATTACTTCAATAAATCCAGCCCTTGGTGGAAATACAGGTTCCATAACATATAATATTTCAGATTATCTTCTTCCAAATGAATTTCCTGGTACTTTTAGTGCATTAACTTCTTTTGGTAGAGTTATTCCAGAAAAGTACTTCCCAACTTTTGATATTAAACTAAAGAAAAATGATTTCTTAATTGGTGAAAAAGTATCTTCCGAATCTGGAGATGGTATTGTAGAAAGTTGGAATAATAAAATTGAATACCTAAAAGTATCTACCAACAAAGAATTGAAAAAAGGTGATATTTTAGTAGGAGAATCTTCAAATACAAAAGGATTGATAAAGAGAAAGATTGATTTTGATTCTTATGCAAAACTTGGAACAGATTCTAGTGTCAACAAAGGATGGCAATATGATACTGGTATTTTAAATAATAATGTTCAAAGAATTGCGGATAATAATTACTACCAATACTTCTCATATTCATTAAAATCTAGAGTTCCTCTAGAAACATGGAATGACTCTGTAAGTTCTCTAAATCATACGACAGGATTCTTAAAGTTCTCCGATTTAATCGTAGAATCTCAGGAAGAGAGAACATTTTATGATGGAGTGTTCCCGATAGAATCAGTAACTGACACTATTGTAGATATAATTGGAAATATAAATCTAAATTGTATCAATGTATTTGACTTAGCTTCAGAAAGAGCATATAGATTGGGATCTGGTATTATTTCTGATGAAATACTATTCCAAAACAGAATTTTAACAGATTATTTTGAATCTGTTGGAAATAGAGTTCTTATTATTGATGATATCAGTGATCAATTCAATTCCAATCCAAGATCAACTCGTTTCAGCACGGTCAATGAATTTGAATTGGATTCTGCAAGAACTAAAAAATATTTTACATTCGTTCGTGACAAGAGATTTACATTAGAAAGACAAATTTTAGTGGTATCTCTTTTACATGATGACGAATTTGGATATCTTAACCAGTATGGAAGAGTTGACACTTACTTAGATCTTGGATCTTTTGACTTTAGTATCTCCGGAACATTAGGTCAACTTAATTTCTATCCAATAAAATATTCCGTGAATGATTATGATATTTCTTGCGTATCTCATGATTTGAGAAGTACAGTTACTGGTATTGGTCAAAGTTTTATTGGTGACATTGTAAATATTAATTCAAATCAAGCAACTATTCCTTCAGGAAGTAGTTCTGCTGTAAATATTGTTTCTATTGCAAATACTTACAGATCATCAAAGATTCTTGTTGAGATTGGAGGAACTGATGGATCTTATTATGAATTTGATGAGTTAAATGTTATTCATGATGGAACAAATATTGACTTACTTGAGTATGGTCAGTTGACATCAGATACTTTGGTTTCTGGTTCATCTCCTGGTCTTGGAACTTATATTCCATATTTTGACGGCTCTAATCTAAAAATTGATTTTAAACCAAACTCTACATCAACTGTAAATGTTGATATCAATACTTTGAATATTTCTATTGCAAGTTCAACATCTGGTGCAGTCGGAGTTGGAACAGAAGAATTGAACACCGCACTTGTTAGTTCTGGAATTGCAACAATTGCAGCATCTCCTACGCCATTGGAAACAATAGTTACGGAATATCCAAATAATCACTCATGTGCCTACTATATCGTAAGTGTAGAAGACACTACTAACCAAAGATATCAAATGTCTGAGGTAATTGTAATTGATGATGGATCGGAAGCATCTATAACAGAGTTTGGTATTCTCCAAACACATAGTTCTCTTGGAACTGTTGGAGCTGCGGTATCAACAAATGGAACTCAAATTACATTTACGCCAGAACCAAGTATTGATGTTGAAGTTAGAGTTTTCCAAAATGCACTGGGATTGGTGAAGGAAAATATTTTAGAAACTTCTATAGATCTGACTAATGCGGAAATAACAACAGGTAATGGATTTTATGAAGGAACAGAAAAATCCGTGAGGAGAAGTTTTGACTTAACACATAATCAGAATCTCATTTTCCAAAGATATTTTGATGGAAGTGACTCAAATATAGTAGATATAAATTCCGACACCATAAGAATACCTGATCATTACTTTGTAAGCGGAGAGGAAGTTATCTATGCATATGCTGGAGCAGGAACTACACAAGCAATTGGAATTGCACAAACAGTAGTTACTGGAATTGGATTGACGAATAAACTGCCATCAAGTGTTTATATTGTAAAACTAAATGAAAGTACTGTTAGATTGGCAGCTACTGCAGAAGACGCACTAAAGTCTTCTCCACTAACTTTTGACATAACATCAGTTGGAATTGGAACTTCACATACATTTATTGCGAAAAATCAAAATACAAAAAATATTATTGCTATTGACAATTATTTCCAATCACCAATTGTTGGATCTTCTATCACGACAACTTTAGGAAAAGATGCTTCTATATTTGATAATAGACTCACCTTTACTGGTATAACATCATTCTTTAGTGGAAATCTAATTCAAATTAATAATGAAATAATGAAGATTAACACTGTTGGTTTGGGAAGCACAAATGTAATTCTCGTCGATAGACCTTGGATGGGTACAGGACTATCCACACACTCTGCTGGGGATTTGATTAGAATTATAGAGGGAAATTATAATATCATCGACAGTACTATTCATTTCGTAGAAGCTCCTTATGGACCAACTCCAATAGGATCAATAACAAATCCACCAAATGATAGAGATTGGACTGGAATTACAACTCATTCCACTTTCCAAGGAAGAACTTTCCTGAGAACGGGAAGAGCAAATACTTCACAAGAAACATATTCAACTAATTACATTTTTAATAATGTTTCAAATGCATTTAATGGATATGATAATACATTTACATTGACCTCCAATAATCAAAATGTAACTGGGTTCTCTACCAATAATGCTATTGTATTAATTAATGGTGTTTTCCAAGGTCCACAAGGAGAACAGGCAGTTATTAGAGATTACACATTGATCGAAAATTCTGGCATTTCGAGCATAAGGTTTACGGGAACAGCTTCTTCTGTGGGATATGATGTGAATAATTCCAATCTTCCAGTTGGTGGAGTAATTGTTTCGGTCGGTTCTTCATCTGGATTTGGCCTACAACCGTTGATCTCCGCAGGAGGAACTGCGATTGTATCTGCAGCAGGAACAATTGCTTCTATTAGTATTGGAAATAGTGGATCTGGATATAGAGTCGGTATTCAAACAATAGTTAATGTCGGTGTTCAAACTGAGAGTGTGGGAACTCCGAATATAACATTTATCGGAACTGCATCTGTAAGCAATGGTCATATCATAGGAATTGCAATTACAAATCCAGGTTTTGGATACACCACATCAAATCCACCAATAGTTGTTTTTGATGATCCACTATCTTACTCTGATATTCCTTTGATATACAGTTCGTCTTCAACACAAGGATCCGGTTCTGAAGCAAAAATTGATATTGTTGTTGGACAAGGATCAAGTGTAATTGATTTTACCATCAAAAATACTGGTTATGGATATGGTCAAGGAGAAATTCTAACTTTTGATATTGGAGGAAATAGTGGAATTCAAACTGATATCTCCAAACCATATTCCGAGTTCCAAGTTACTATCGATAAAACATATAGTGATAATTTCTCTGGATGGGTAGTTGGTGAACTTCAAGTTCTTGATAGTTTCGAAGATCTTTTTGATGGAGTATCTAAAAAATTCCCATTAAAATTTGGTGGAAACTTAGTAACAATTAGGGCTGCTAAAGGTTCCATCATTGATGTTAGAGCAACTCTTCTAATATTCCTCAATGACATCCTCCAAAAACCAGGAGAGGCATACTTATTTGAAGGTGGTAGTGTAGTTGAGTTTAGTGAAGCACCTAAAAATGGAGATACAGTTAAGGTCTTATTCTACAAAGGAAGTGGTGATATTGACGTAGTTTTCAGAGACATACTAGAAACAGTGAAAGTTGGTGATGAGTTAACTCTTAATAGTGAGCCTGGATTTGGACAAGGAATCGGACTTCAACAAGAAGGTAGAGTTGTTATTGGAATTAATACAACAGATTCTGTCCAAACTAATCCATACACTGGTCCAGGAATTACAACTGATGAAACTTTATTGAGACCTGTTAAATGGTGTAAGCAAACATCGGACAGAATTATTAATGGAAGAACTGTTGGAAAGGACAGAGTTCAATACGAACCTCTAATTAATCCATCTTCCTATCTGATCAATGCTACCAGTATTGGATCGACAACTGTTTATGTTGATAATGTTAAACCATTCTTTAATGCACAAAATGAAAGTCCACTATTAAGTTTCCAAAATCAGGTTACCTTCACATCACAAGATTCTCTAGTCGCAGCTTCTGCTACTGCCGTTGTTTCTTCTGCTGGAACCATTTCTTCTATCATTATTAATGATGGTGGATATGGTTATGATACTGCTCCAATTGTGACCATAGAAAATCCTGTTGGGTTGGCAGTTTCATATAGAGCAACAGCATCATCTACAATTTCTTCTGGGGTTGTTGATTCGATTAGTGTTACTGGACCTGGAACTGGATATAGCATCCAAAATCCACCAATGGTTCTTATAGAACCACCTACACTATTGAATAAAGTTTCGAATATTGCATCATATGGAGGCGATTCTGGCATTATCGTTGGTGTTGGAACAACATCTTTGGAGATAATATTCGATCTGTTTATTCCTACAGATTCATTCTTAAGAGATACAAACATTGTTGGTTCTGCTATCACCATTAGCACTATTTCAGAAGGTGACTTCTTTATCGTGTATAACTCAAATATTGGAAGTGCGACAACTTCAGTAAATTCTCTTGGTATTTCAAATCAAATTATTGGAATAGGAACAGAATTTTTAGATAATGTTTATCAAGTATCTTCTGCACAAGATATTGTTGTCAATATTATTGGAATTGGAACAACTTCAGTAAGAAGAGTATATGTAAGAACTGGTATAAGCACTATCGACTTTAGTTTTACCGATGTTACTTTTGACTCAACTTCCTATGATTTCAGTTCTATTGGAATTGGAACTGGTGTTGGAACCTTCTTAGGAATTTCTACATCAAATTATTATGGAAACTTTAGTTGGGGTAAGATTGTAACTTCAGAACCTCTAGATAATGGACCATTCAACTCTTACACTTTAAGAGGTATTGGTGGAATAACTACTTCTGCTTTTGTAAATAGAACTGCTCCACTAAAATACTTAAATTACACTAGTTAATGTTTTCTGAAATAAATAAAAGAAAAAGTAAGTTACAATGTCAAGAGTAGCAATAAACACCGGTTCAGTCGCAAATGACGGGACTGGTGATAGTCTAAGAATTGCTGGTGGTAAAATTAACGATAACTTTTCT